TTCTAGCAGAATACGATCAAGAAAAAGAAGTTGGTCGCGAGCACTTATTCAATTTCTTCGTTAAGAAAAAACTAAAACACCTTATTACAGATATACAGGACTTTTAAACAATGGCTGTAAGAATTTCAATTACTGAAATCCTAGAAAAAGCTGGAGCAATGAAATCCACGAAAGATAAAATTGCTGCTCTTCGTGAGCATGATAATTCTGCATTGAGAATTCTGCTAAAATATACATATGATAGTAGTATTGAATTTTTGGTGCCGAATACTCCACCACCTTGGACACCAAATGAATATGAAGACGAAGCTAAAAGCTTACTATACACAGAAGCACGTCGTCTAAAGATATTCATTAAGGGAGGTGGATACGATCATCTGAACCAAGTTAAAAGAGAGCAGCTTTTTATTAGCCTGTTGGAAGATGTAGACAATGATGATGCAAAATCCCTTTGCACCATGATTTCTAAAAAGCCTTTTAAAGGACTTTCAAAGAAGGTTATCCAAGAAGCATTTCCAGATCTAATCGAAAAATAAGGTAATACAATGTCTAAGAAACGTCATATCAAAAAATTCCGAGAAGCATGGGAAGATGATGAGTGGGGTAAAAAAGACGAATATTCGTATAAGAAGAAAGATAAGCGTCGTAAACAAAAGCAAAGGAATGAGCGACGTGAGAAATTTTCTGAACGCTTTTATGATGAAAAATAATTGCAAAAAAATTTCAAAAAAAATGAAAAAAACTATGTACATTTCATGAGAAATAGACTATAATAGATCTATCAAATGGAAACAAACATAGGAAACTATATCATGGCTAAAATTAACTCTTTCGACAAAGCTACTCTTCGTGCACTTCGTTCAGAAATGGAAGCAGTTCTAGAAAAGTACGGTAAGAAAGTTAACGTTGACTTTGAAGTTGGTAACATGCGCTTTTCTGACGCAGAAGTAGACATCAAAGTTAAAGCAAAAGTTAAAGGTGCTAAAACACAAGTTGACAAGATGCTTGAAATTGTAGTTAAAAACGAAGGTATGAAAATGACAAATGCACGCGGCGATCGTCTAGTTGCTTTTAAGTCGCGCTCACCTAAGTACCCATTCGTTTACGAAGCTGCTGACGGCAAACGTTACAAGACAACTCGCGCACAAGCTAAAATGATGTTTTCATAATAATAACAATGGGGCTTCGGCCCCTTACTTTTTTGAAAGGATATAATATGAATTTAAGTGATAAAGTAATTTTGGTAGATGTTGATGGTGTTCTCTTGGATTGGGAATACGCATTTACCATGTGGATGGATAAACACGGTTTTGAAGTCCAAGAAGGATTCGAATCCGATTACCATGTAGGTCGGCGTTATGGCCTAACACGTGTAGAAAAAGAACGTCTAGTTCGTATGTTTAATGAGTCTGCATGGATTCGTAAACTACCTCCTCTACGTGATGCTATCAAATATGTTAAGAAGCTCCATGAAGAACATGGTTACGTATTCCGAGTTATTAGTTCATTAAGTGATGATAATTATGCTCAGCATCTGCGCACTAAGAACCTTATTGAAATGTTTGGTCCATCTGTATTTGAAACATTTCTTTATCTTGATACTGGTGCTGACAAGGATATTGCCTTAGAACCTTATCGTAATACTGGTTGTTACTGGATTGAAGATAAGCCAGAAAATGCTGATCTTGGAGATGAGCTTGGATTGGAAACTTTCCTAGTACGTCATCATCATAATGATAGTGTTATGGTAAATGACGGTGTTACACGCGTTGCAAATTGGAAAGAAATTTATGAATACATTACAGGTTTCTAACGCAATATCGTTATAAATAGTCTATATAAAACAGGCTACTGAGTGATTTTTAGAGATAGGCCTGAAAACCTATCTCTTTTTGTATTATACACAGGAGATTTAATGCCTACTTACACATTCGAAGATATCAATACCGGAGAACGCCAAGAAGTCTTTATGAAGATTTCTGAATTAGACGATTTCCGCGCCCAAAATCCACATCTAAAAACACTGATTTTAGGGGCACCAGCATTAGGTGACGCCCACCGTCTCGGACTTAAAAAACCCGATGACGGATTTCGTGATGTACTTAAAAACGTCAAACATCATCATAAAAAAGATAACATCAATACTTGGTAAAGTGGAGGGTTATCATAAGGAGGTCCGTAAATGGCAAAAGAACGTAGACTATCTCGTAAAGAAAAGCGTAGAGCAGAAAGAGATTTAGATCACAACGTTGGAATTTTAAATCAAAAATTCTCAATGAGAAAGATCTCGCCTCTTACGCCGACGCAAGGCGATCTATTCGAATCTTACAGAGAAGGTTATAACGTAGCGGCCATCGGAACAGCAGGTACAGGTAAAACAATGTGTGCTATGTATTTAGCACTCAGCGATGTACTAAATAAAGGGGGATATGAACAAGTCATCGTAATTAGATCTGCAGTTCAGACGCGCGAACAGGGATTCATGCCTGGCTCAAAGCAGCAAAAAGAGGCAGTATTCGAAGCACCGTATACTGATATCGTAAACGATCTCTTCGGGAGGGGAGATGCATATCAGATCTTAAAAACGAAAGGCATGGTTAAATTCATGACTTCTTCTTTCGTACGAGGACTTACATTTGATAATGCTATCATTATCGTAGATGAATGTCAGTCAATGACCTATCACGAACTCGACACTATTATAACCCGTGTCGGTGAATCATCAAAAATTATTTTCTGCGGAGACACTAAACAAAATGACCTAGAGATTTCCAGAAATCGTGCAGATGTTTCTGGTCTAGCGGAATTCCTAAGAGTTTTGAATAGAGTTAAATCATTCGAAACTATTCAATTCACTCCCGAAGATATTGTAAGGTCGGGATTGGTAAAAGAATATATACTTGCAAAGGAACGCTTAGTAGCGGCATAAACAAAACATGGAATGCCCTTCGGGGCATTCTTACTTTAAGAGGAAAGAAACATGCAGCCAGTAAGTAGATTATTTGCGGATTCGCACATAGGTCATCCGTGTAATGGTACACCAAAAGGGCACCCAAAACCGTTCCATCAAACACCTTATACCTCTACTCCACAAAGTAAAGTAACAGTGAATGGCTTGTTAGCGGTAGTTGTAGGTGGTTCTACAGGTTGTGGAGATCCTGCAGTTGGTGGTTCATCTATGGTTACTATCGAAGGAATTCCAGTACACAGAGCAGGCGATCCAACCGGTGGTCATGCTTGTCACTTTGTTCCAAACGCATCGGCATCAGGATCACCCCAGGTATTAGCAGGCGGGTAGTAAAGTGCCAAAACCAGATTATGCTGCACTCTTTTCGCAACTCGAGACAGAAACAGACCCGGTTATAAGAGAGCAGTTATTAGAAGAAGTTTATACAATAGGTCCGCCGTTTCCTATACCGGAGGGTGAAACCTATGAAGACTATCTTCTAACGCCGCATGAAAAAGAATTATTTGCATACCTTTATGATGATTATGTTGTAGATAACCCAGGATACGGTGATCCATATGTTTCAGATACCGCAACCCCTTATGTAATTACTAATTACGTAGTAGATGGTTATATAAATATAGAAAATACATATACAAGCCCGTATGTTCTAGATGGTTATGTTCTTGGTGATTATATTACAGCTTCGGGTGGATCAACTTATTCAGGATACATTGCTTACGTCGGCGAATACTGGAATAGCAACGGAGAAATAACATAATGGCGATTATTAAACGCAATGATAAAGGATCAGCTTTAACGTATGATGAAATGGACGATAACTTTGATGCTATCGCCCCTCGTACTAGTGCAACAGGTTCTATTCAAATTCCCGCAGGCACAACTGCAGAAAGAGATGCATCTCCACAACCAGGATATCTTAGGTATAACGTTTCTTTAAATTCGTTTGAAGGTTATCAGAACGGTGCTTGGTCTGGCATAGGATCCGGTGGTACCTCGGGTGGTGATGTAAACCAAAATGCTTTTAGTTCTATTGCGGTCTCAGGCCAAGGCACTATCGCCGCAGATTCTGTAACAGATGTATTAAATATTGCGGAAGGTAGTGGTATTTCTCTTACTACAGATACTGGAACAGATACCCTTACAATTTCTGCAACACTAACTCAAGATTATTCTTATTCTAGCCTAACTGGTGTTCCATCATCATTCCCTCCAAGTGCGCACACTCAACCTTGGAGTACAATTACTAATACACCAACCACATTAGCAGGATATGGAATTACAGATGGCGGCGGTGACGGTGTACAAGGTGTTCAGGGTGTTGAAGGTTCTGCTGGACGTGATGGTACAGATGGTGTACAAGGTTTGCGCGGTCCATTGGGTTTGCAAGGTACAGATGGCGCTGATGGGGATCCAGGTCCACAAGGTACCGCTGGACAAGATGCCGTAGGTTCACAAGGGTTACAAGGTGTTCAGGGTACTCGCGGTTTAACTGGATTTGGTACTCAAGGTGTTCAAGGTTCTAGTGGTATTCAAGGTAACGATGGTGCCAATGGTGAAGTTGGCGCTGATGGAGCGCAAGGTATCCAAGGACCTGCTGGTGGCGGGGCAGGTAGTACAGTACAGGGTATCCAAGGTTTACAAGGCGGTCCTGGATTTGACGGTCAACCGGGCTTCCAAGGGCTGCAAGGTCCTGCAGGTGATGCACAAGGTGTTCAAGGTATCCAAGGGAACGACGGTCCTCCGGGATTTGGATTGCAAGGCTTCCAAGGCACACAAGGTTTAACAGGTCCTGGCGGATTTGGCCCACAAGGTATTCAAGGTATTACTGGCGCTGGTATTCAAGGCCCACAAGGTGTTGACGGCGGTGACGGTCCAGATGGCTTACAAGGTATTCAAGGACCGGCTGGTTCTGTTCAAGGTATTCAAGGTATCACTGGTGCAGATGGTGTCGGTATTCAAGGTATTCAAGGTATCGCTTTACAAGGAGAGACTGGTGAACTTGGTGCAGATGGTCCACAAGGTGTTCAAGGTATTTTAGGCTTACAAGGTTTACAAGGACCGGGTATTATCGGACCACAAGGTGTACAAGGTACAATTGGCTTGCAAGGTGATGTCGGTATCCAAGGTGTATCCATTCAAGGCGTACAAGGTTTACTTGGTATCCAAGGTTTAGATGGAACACGCGGCGATGACGGTTTACAAGGTACACAGGGACCCCAGTCAACACAGGGTATTCAAGGTATTACAGGGTCACAAGGCATCACATTACAAGGTACACAAGGTACAATAGGACTTGGTTTACAAGGTGTTCAAGGTATTTCAGGTGATACTGCTAACATCGTGAGTGACATTACACCACAATTAGGTGGTGACTTAGATACTAACGGAAACGATATTTCTTTCAGTGCCGCATCTTATATACGCTTAACGAATTTAGCTACATTAAATATGAGAACAAGTTCGGGTTCTGATGTTAACTTTGACCAATTCGTATTTGGCTATCAAGGTGACTTTAGCGCGACGGACATTAACCTTGGTTATATGAATTCATCTGCGGGACGCAAAAACGGCAGTTTAACTATTCGTAGAGATGATAATACTCCATTCTTCGAGGCGAATAGTACGGCGTTAACTGCATATGGTTTGACATATCCTAACACAGACGGCTCGACTGGTCAAGTATTAACGACCAACGGTTCTGGTACTTTATCATTTACTTCAATTGATACTAGTCTTGTAAATGATACAACACCTCAACTAGGTGGCGATCTTGAAACACAAAATAATAATATTGTTGGCTCGTCCGGTACTACAGGCAACTTGACTATCTATGGTACAGATGGAGCATTTAACGGAACACTTACTCTAAAAGGCGCTTTATTTGCTGGTGCCGGATATACCGGAGCAGTTAATATTGGTGGTGATGAAACTGTTAATATTAATAATATAAGATATCCTTCTTCTGATGGCACAGCAGGGCAAGTATTAACAACAGATGGCGCTGGCGCACTATCATTCCAAGATGCTTCTGGTGGCATCTCTAATGTCGTCGAAGACACCACCCCTCAGTTGGGTGGCAATTTGGACTTAAATGGCAATGCTATCTTACGACCAGTAGAAACAACAAACAGCGTAACCGTATCATCTGCGACACAAACGATTGATTGTTCTTCTTCACTTTATCATGTTGTTAATAACAATTCAACTGGTAATGATTATACGGTAAACTTTACAAATCTTCCAATTAGTAACGGATCCAATAAAGTTATAAGAGTTGTTATAATGGATTTAAGTGGGCAAGGTACAGGGCCAACAGGTGTTAACATAAATGGAAGTTCAGCATCTCTTGCATGGTCTGACGGATCTGTCCCAACTTATAGCGGTATTACGCGAACTGAGTTTGAGATTTTCAGCTCCGGTGGCAGCAATTTAGTTGTATATGGAACTGCTCAAGTTGGTGGGTCATCATAATAGGTTGACATTTTTCTAATTGTGTGATATAGTATACACAATGTTACTAAAAAGGTTATATTATGTTTACTCATGTAGATCACGGGATTGAACTTCCAAAGCTCACTCGTAAAACAACAGAAGAGGGACGACGTTATTTCACACCAGATGGAAAAGCGTATCCCTCTATTACAACAGTTCTTTCTATTATCGGCAAAGAAGCTATCATAGCATGGCGAGCTCGAGTAGGTGAAGAGGAAGCTAACAAAGTTTCTCGTCAAGCATCTAACCGTGGCACAGCAGTTCATAAGCTTGCCGAGGATTATGTCAACAACGATCCAGACTATAAAAAGAAACACATGCCAGCAAATATTGCTACTTTTAATAGTATCAAACCTTTGCTTGATGAAAAGCTAAATAATGTTTGGATGCAAGAAGTATTCCTATATAGTGATAAGTTAAAAACTGCGGGCCAGGTTGACTGTATTGGAGAGTGGGAAGGTGTACTCTCTATTATCGATTATAAAACATCTCGCCGTGTTAAGAAGGCTGAAGATATTACAAACTACTTTGTGCAAATGTGCTTTTATGCTGCGGCCTTTCTGGAAAGAACTGGTATTGCAATTAAACAGGGTGTTGTTGTAATGGCAGTTGATGATAACGAACCTCTAGTTTTTAAAATTAATACATATGATTATCTAGAGCATTTTTTGG